CATCCAAGCGGGCAGCAAGTAGCTAGCGAACTCGGACTTCGTATGTCTTGGTGGCATGTTTATAATCAGCCTTTTAATTTTGCCTTCTGCTATCTGATTAAATTTTTCAGCAACAATCTTGTGATGTGATCCTTCAACAAAATCTGGCCAGACGTGTTTGACAAACTTCATGAAGTCATTCCTTATGCCAGCTTCTTTTTTCTTTTCAGCGTGCTGAAGATAAGTCTTCATAAACTCTTTTCTTACATCAGGCGGTAATCTCTTTATCTTTTCTAAATCTATTTTCATTTCAAAAAAATTTTCTGCAAAATTTTTTAGGATTAATTTTGAAACCTAGCAAGTATTTTCAGGGTATCATTATACAAAACTTGGCATATATGCCACCTATGTGGGACCCCTTACAACCTGTACGCTATCTATATTATTTTATTTGTTTGGAATTTGCAATGGCTTTGGTACCTCTACGCGGAGCACCCGCAGGGCGCTCCGCGTTTCTTGTTTAGTCTAGTAAGACCATGTATGCTTTGGCATTGTTCTTACGAAACCAATCTAATAGTTTACGCATTTTATTCCAATGCTTAGACATACCTGTGCCTAATTCTTTATCTTCAAGAGTGGCGACAGCCTCATGAACAAATATTGCGTCATGCTTTTCCGCCTCCTCTTTTGTTAGTTCAATAGACTCACCTGTGAATCTATTTCGTCTTGTGTAGTCGTGATTATCTTTCTTTGTTTCCATGGTCCTATATTATCCCACATCACTAGTAGTGTCAATCTTATTTATTATAGTCCTTGTATAAGTTCCCCAACGATGACTCTCAGTTTCTTTTTTGGGGTCCTCGATCTTTGTTTCGAGCGGCTCTAATCGTGGCGCTATCCTTATGATTTGTTCTGCATGTTCATTTGCAAAATCATTATAACAACCGGTGCTACAAAAGTATTTATAGAAACCACTTGGATAACCGTTGCTATTGATTTTTATTTTTCTAGTTCTTAAAACCTTAGAACCTTTAGTTCCTCGCACTCGGTCCGTTGTCACATATGTATGGCAACTCGGACCGTGGCACCAGTAATGTTCACTCATCTTGTCCTCACAATCTCATACAATAAAAATGTAAGTCCTACTGCTAAGATAATGGAAAGCCCTGTAGGGCTTTCCACGAATATTATATTAAATAGTTCAACCATTATTCAACTCCCCTCTTTGCAAAGAGATTGCTGACTCGCCACTTGCACAACGATAGCCGCCTCTATCTCTATCGTAGTAAATAATATATCCATTTCCGATTTTACACTTGTCGTCCCACTTTGCATTTCTGTAAACTGGTTTGCCGTTGTATTTTTTTGGTTTGTAACAAATAGAAAAATATACTGCCTCTCTTAATTTTTCTATAACTGTTTTTGCGTCTGTTGGTTTCATTATGTCCTTTCTGTTTATAAAGGGGATATTATAGGATATCCCCTTTACTGTCAATCCTTAATTTAAGGATTGTTCGTATGCTTTACGCAACGCAATCTTTTGTTCTCTAGTTTGCGTCTTGTTCTTCATACCTTTTATTAAGTTTGCTAAGTTTGTAGGGTTATAGATTGTAAGACCAGTAGAGTTTGTTCTAACAAGTTCTGCCTCGTCTAGTTCTATTCCTAGTTCTTTTGCTAACTCAATTCCCTCACTTAGATATCTGTATGCTTTCAAACCAATTTTTAATTGTTCGGTTT